GTTCCAGGCGGCTTCCGTTGCCTGTCACAGTAGCCATTTTCTTAGCCCTAGCCACCTTCTACCACTCCTTTTAAAATTTCCTGTGTGTAAATCGGCGCTGGACGGCTGGGGTCGCTGACCAGCAGTGGGAGGGTTCCCTCCCCACCCCTGATGCAATCAATGCCACGGTGACCTTTCTTTTCACCATTTACCATCAGAAATATTGTGCAAGCCAGGGCTTATACACATTTTTTTATCAATAATTTTATTGCTCTTTTCCGCATTACAACAATAGTGAGCCGCCTGCAGATTGTTCCAGTCCTGTGCAGCGGCTTCTTTGGACGCATATCCAAACTCTCTCCATCTGGAGATTGGTTTTATCTCATCGATTACAAAAGATAATGGATGTTTGCTGTCGCTTGGCTCATCGTAGTGGATGGGGCCAAGCCGACCATTGCATATGCCACATGGTCCGCCTATTGCCTTTAACCTGGCTCTGTGTTTCCGCCTCAGATTGCCGTTTGAATATCTTGGATTGCTCATGCTGCCACTCCATATCTATGCTTCACTCACTTTTATCATCGCCCTACAGATTACAGTTTCATCCGCAATTTTCAAAAAATATATAACTTTATATATGCCGGATCTCGCCGGGCAAACTGAAATTCCAAGCACATGACCATCCACATCACAGGTACCTTCTGCCTCACGCATATCCATATCGCAATTCCAGAATTCATACTGCGCATCTGTAATCTGAAAGGGTAACTCATCACATGAAGTCACTGTCACATACAATCTTCTGTTTTCACCCGTGTACATTCTAAGTGTCTGCGTTTTCTGCAAAATAAGCTGCCCTCCTTTCCAACCTTTCCTGCTCAATCGAATACTTCTGCAGCTGTGCTTCAATCGTAAAACCAGTCGTCTGTGCTTCAATTGTAAAATCTGCCATCTGTGCTTCAATCGTAAAACCAGTCGTCTGTGCTTCTGATGCGTAATCCAGCATCCGAATTTCATATTGGATGTTCTCAATGTCAACCACATACAAAATAGTCGCAACATAAGCCTGATTTCCTGCATCATCCAACGCATAAAGAGCGACGATATACTCGCCGCTCTCTAAAAATGGGACTGTCACCTTCCAGATATTTCCATCTGTTCGGTCGAAGATGATCTTACTGCTGCCAAGCAAGCCCCATACCTGCGTGGTCATTAGTCTGTTACCTCTACAGAAATAACGAATGTCTTACCACAATCAACCGGGTTCGGTGTGATAGTTGCAGATTTGATAACCGGAGGTGCAGTATCCAGTTCCACTGTTCTGGTTACGGTTGTTGTCTTTCCTGCTTTGTCTTTTGCGACAATGGTGATGGTATTGCTGCCCTCTTTCAGCGTTACATCGTTGCTGAAGGTTCCACTAGGAGTAACGGGTATGGGGGCTCCATTTACAGTAACTGTAACCGGCTTGCTGGTTGCATCGTCTGTGGTACCTTTAACCGTTACGGTAGATTTATTTGTAATAAATCCTTCGGCCGGTGCAGAGATAGACAATGTCGGAGGAATCGTATCAACAGTAAATGTTACGGATTTCTGTGCAGCTGCATTTCCATCGTAGTCACTCGCAGTTGCCACAACGGTATGTGCTCCATCTGACAGAGCTGATGTTGGTGTGTAGCTGCAAGTGTAGCCGCCTGTCACTGCAGTCTTTTTGATCTTGGATGTATCTACCGCAGTACCGTCAATTTTCAGAGCGATTGTGGACGGATTTACTCCGGAATCATCATCTGTGATCTTCCATGCAATGGCAGGTGTGCTGTTTGCAAGATACTGGCTTGCAGTCGGTGCGGTGATTGTGATCACAGGAACAACTTTCTCTTTTACCTGCAATCTCAGGCTTGCACCCAATGTGCTGTCTGTTGCATCTTTTGTGGTTACGTTTCCAGCATCATCGGTTGCTTTTACCGTTACCGGATAATAATGTCCGGATAATGTATAACTGGATTTTGACGGAGCTGTAATGGTTGCTTCGTACTTGCCTGTGCTGGTGTTTTTTGTAAGTGTATAAGTCTGGCCATTAATGACCGCCTGTACTGTTTTTACACTCATACTTTCGTCTCCTTTCGCATAATCGTGTGCATAATCATATGGATAATCCAGCCGATACGCTTTCTTTTCCAGCGTAACGCGGACTATATAACTTTTTCCTGTCTGGACCGGGTTCGGATCTAGTTCTGCTTTTGAAATTGTGATCAGCCTGCTTTCTGCCATAGTCCTCTCCTCCGGTTATTTTTTTGTATAATAAAAAGACAGCAGGTAAATCCTGCTGCCCTAGTCAATGTTTGCTACTTATTCTTTTATGAGTTTTGCAATTTCAGCAAATAACTCTGATAATTCTAAACAATCTTGTTTTGTAAGTTCATGAAAAAAATATTCATCACATTCTTCCACTAGCCAAAATTCATCGTTTTTATTCTGTATTGAAAAAACTCTTTCACTATTTATTTTCTCAAGTAAATTTTTATATTTTTCAAATTCGGGATAATCAGATACTTTTTTTACCATAAAAACTCCCTAAACCATATCATAATATTCTTTTACAATATTTAGTATTTCCAACAATGTAATTGCAATATTTTTTCCTTCCAATTCACTTTTATAATTTTTCCGTTGGTTTTCACTTTTTTCACTTATTTTCACTTGATCTAATGATATCCAGTTATAATGTGTTCCATAATCATATGCATAATCATAAGGATAACCAAACCTTTTCACTTTATGTGCATTTTCAAATGTTATATTATGCTTTAAACAATTATTTGCAAACCGCAATGCTGAAAATAATTGTTTATGCTCCTCTTTTATTTGGGCAATTGGAATACGATCAATGCAATCTGACATCCAATGTATTGCTGTTCCAACAACGAAATAAACATCTTCTGTATCTGCATTTTCTGCCCCTGCTTTAAATATAGCATTCACAGACTTTTCTGCACTATACAATAATAAATTCTTGTTCTCTATCATCTTATGTATCTCCCTGTCATATCAAAATAAACCTACTTTTATAATATTCCATTCCGAACTAATATGCAAACGAAAAAGACATCCGTTTCCGAATGCCTTTTAAGTAGGTTTATTCTCATAGGGGAGAAATCGAGCCGCTGGTTTCCGCCTTTGGCTCAAGTATTATTATAACTGTGCATTTTGTGAATTGTGTGAATCTTTCAAATACCGGTCAACTATTTTGCTTATACTGCTCCGATCCAGATGTACACTCTTCGCAACCTGCTCCTGTGTCACCGGCTTCCTGCCGTCTATGTACAGCTTCCGGAAGATGCGGTGTGCCAGACTGTCCGGTATTGCATCCACAAACTGCTCCACCTCTTTGCACTCTTGCTCTATGGCTTTCTTCCGCTTCAGATCACGATCCTGCAACCGCTCGTATTTCTCCTGGTCGAACCCAACCACACATTGTGGCATCGGATAACCTTTGCTGTAATCAAATATTACATCATTCCCGATCATAGTATCTGACTTCCAGCGGTTCTGCAGAGCATAATCCAGTTCCAGTATCTCAGCTTTATTGCTCCGGTATGCTTTCAATCTTTCCTTTGTCATCTTCTCCAACGGCATCGCCTCCCTTATTCCTCTCCTGCAGCGTTGCCCTGCTGCCACTTATCTGTATTTCACCTCTTAGCTGCTGCCATCTAAGGTATGACAGGCTCCATTCCGGATTACCTCCCATGGATGCAAGGTAATCAAGGATTGTCAATGATTGCTCAACTCATTCTTCAACTGTTCAACGATTTTATCAATCTCATCGTAGAAATCTTTTTTACAATAACCGCAATCTCCACCACTCTCATTATCACATTGTGCTGAATGGCAGTCTAAAAAGTACCACATGGCCTTCATCTTTACCTCCACTTCGCTTATCATATTTTCCACGTCATAAGCTGTCGGCTGCTCTTCCACTGCTTTCATGCAGTTCTGGATTGCATTATATTCAGCCCTTGCCAACATTAGTTCTCTGAGGCTTCCACTACCTGGTGATGCTGACAGTGCACAGTCGTTCAGATGAACCAGTAATTTGTCTGCATCAATTAATCTCATGTGCGTCACTCCAATCCAATTTCTGCCCGCAGTTCGGGCAATATGCGCAATCACATTCTCTTAATGGCAATGTTCTGCATTCCGGACATTCTCCCACTGCTGTTCCAATTGCCGCATTATATGCAATAGGGATCACTTTCTTTGCTGTCTGCTTAGAATCCCCATCCACAAACCGCTGGATCTCCGCTACTTCCTGTTGCAGCTGCTCATCAGTCTTTTTCATTTTCTGCCACCGCCTTTCCATATCGATTTACTCTCTGCTTCAGCCATTCGTATACATTCTCCTGCTGCCCCAGATCCATTTCCTTTTTACACTGGATTCTGTACTCGTTTTTTTGTACTCGGAATCTTTTGCAGGCTCTCGCTCGTCCGTTTCTTATTTCCGATGGTCTGAGTATCCTGCATATTCCTTTCTTCCCTCCTCTCGGCCCTTTTCTGATTTCTTTATAGTTTTCACATTCTTCACAATGTCGTTTCTTCTCGTCTATATCCTGCCTTGTTAGCCTCGCATACTCATTCATGATTTTCTGCAATGTACAATTCTCACACACTTTATTACATCCGTTCTCACATGGCATATCTACATAGTCAACTTCCTCAGTTCCTCCACTCGTCACCGGATTTGTAAACGTGCAATACTCTCTTGGTACATACATATCTCCGTAAACTCTTATCATCTTTATCATCTTGCGTCCTCCATCGGTTTTCCGAACCGGTCAACTTTTTCACTTAACCAGTCGTGGATCCGTACCTCTGTTTCGGTATCTATCTTCTCCAGATGATGCTTTTCAAGCTCTCCGGCAAGATAATGTGCCAGCTCTAGAACCGTCAGATTGCTCATGTACTCTCTTCGCGTTTCGTACATTTCATCGACTACTTCTACCTCTGGTATCTCTTCCTCTACCGGCTCATTTTCATCGTCGTTTTCCTCCGGAGCAGATGATTCTAAGCATTCATTTTCTTGGATTTCTAGCTCTTTTTGCGCCGGCGCAATTTCCTCTCTCTGGCTCTCCTCTCCTGCCGGTTCAATGCTCTCATCTGTATCCTCTTCATAATCTCCGGAGCCTGTTTCTTCTCCTTCGGTGTCATCTTCCTGATGTTCTGTTTCGCTGTCTGTTCCATAGCCACCTGTCCCTTCCTCGCCTTGTTGGCTTTCTTCTGCTTCCTGTTCTGTATTTTCATTAATTGGCTCTGGATGTTCTTCTGGAACATCCTCTTTTTCCGGTTGTTCAACAACGTCCTGTTCTTCTGGTCCGCCAAAATAGTTCCGCCATGTATCAGTTCCTGCTGCCGATGCTCCGAAGATATCCATCGTCATTTGATAGAATTCTTCCCAATTCATGTCCTTTGGCGTATCTCCAATTTTTTTGAATGTTACACGATTTTCGTACATCATCAGAAAAAAAAGCCCTTTTTTATATGACCGGTTTCCACCCGGATTTACAATTTCCTTGAATCTCTGTGTTGTCGGTTCGCCAAACTCTGCTACTTCACTAAATACCGTATTGAGTACATCCATATTGTCCTGATAGAATTTTTCTATCAGCTGACGAAGATCATCTGCTTCTCCTACTGCCGGTTCGGTCTTATTGAACCGCTTCAGCTCTCTGATATCTTCTCTGGATGTTTCTGGCTGAATCATTTGTCTGTCACTATCCGGGAGCTTCAGCATTTCTTCTAACTGGCTGCGCCCGAGGTCTGCATATTCCGGTCGGAGCCGTTCGGAGTATCCGTCAATCGAATACTCCCTGTTAATGGACATGAAACGGCTTGTGGTTGATGCTTCCAGTCCATATTCTGCCTTGGCGAATTCTGCCACGCTTTTATATCCGTCTCTCTCATAGAGTTTCTGATCATCAATCTGGCGGAGAGCGTATCCGATCCGGACGAAGCTCTGCTTAACTCCCAAAAGCTCCTGTTTTAATTTCTGTTTTATCTCGATCCAATCATTCAAAGTCATCTGCACATATTCCATAATTGCCTCCTACATCCAAATTATTGTTTCTTCGTACTCAAAATCTTTCCAAGCCCTGTATGATCTATTGCACACGCAGCTAATAGCATAGTCTTCCAGCTCGTTTTCTTTTTTAAGCCAAGCACAATGATTTCTACAGTGCTCCTTAACCTGTTCTAAAAGTTCTATCTCCCCAGCGGCCTTTATCTCTTCTTTTGCTTCTTCTCTCCAAATCTCCGGGAGAAACTCTCCCAACGGTGTTACATAGCGTTCTATATATTTGGTGATTGCTTTTGTATTGCCTCTTCGATTTACCGTATATTGCCCTGTCAGCTCCGCTCTTCCGGTATGAAATTTGATTCTGTAATCCTCTACCATATCAGCTCCTTACGCTATGTTTGTCACTGGTACTGTGATTCGTACTCGTTTGGCTTTTATGCTCTGTTTGAACCTTTTTAACACCTCACTGATGGTCTCTTTATCTGGCTGTCGGTCGAATGCGGAATAATATTGGATGATCCGGTCATCTTTCATGTTTATTTCCACGGTATAATACGCTTTTTCCAGATCTTCCTTTTTTCGAAGAAACAAGATCCATGTTTCTCCTGCTGCCATTTTCTTCATGTATTGATCACTGCTGCCTACGCAGTGGTGTAACGTCTGTCCCTCTGTCATCAGTTCCTCACAGTTTCCTGCAGGAATGATCATGTGCGTTTTATCTTCCCAGAAATATTTCTGCACCTCTGGTAACCGTTCTTGTATTTGCTGATCCAGTTTAGTGTATCCTTTCAACCGTTTTTTGTTTGCGCGCTGATTTCTTAATTCAACCAGCTCATCATGTCTGGCTTTTAAATCCTTTGGCAATCTTACGATATCGTCCTCTGTGTCGTATCCTTCAGCTTTAGCCATCGCTAGATAGTCCGTCCATGTGGTAGTCAGATTCTTTGGAGATATCTTCTGTTTTTTCATGTAATTGACCATTCGGTTTACACTTTTCAGTTCTTTTAAAATATCCTTGCATTCACCGACACTCATTTTTTTATCAGTCAAATACTGTAAGGCTTCCTGAGAAATTTTTATCCCCTTCATCTGCTCATATTGCAGCCAATTTAATGTATATAAGTTGCCGTCTATCTGTTTCATCCGGTTCGTTCTGTTTCCATCCAGCTGCAATGCATCTTTCAGTTTTTTTTCGTGTGTACACATGCAACTTGGTTCGCCCCACCAACCGTATTGGTCTACAATATCTGCTATTAATCTGTACAACCCGGCTTTTGCTATGTATTCGAAATATGGTCTTGCCCGGAATGATGTAATAAATTTGTTGACGTTAAATTTCGTTCCGCTATTGGCCAGTGCGTCAATTCCGCTCCGTTCCAGATTTCCACATGGCAAGACTTCCTGCAGATTGTCAGGATACAGATACGATGGTACAAACCTTTTGTTCTGCTGATTTCTGTCCCAGAAATCCTGTTCGAACTCATCTGCCTCTATTCGTGTTCCGTACCAGACTTTTCCCCAATCTTTGCCTTTAGGGATAATTGCCCGGATTTCCTCAAACATCTGGATTTCTTTTTTCCCTGCGCTCCATCTGCAGATTGTTTTAAACTGACGTTCTACCCACTTTTCTCCATACTGCTGCAATAGGATAACTGGTGCCTTTCTTACTTTCTCCTGTTGTCTGCTATTTGCCGTTACTAGCTGACCGCATTTCGGGCAGCTTGTCTTTTCTCCGTGTTTCCATCCTTTCTTTTTCCAACTGCTGCATCCACAGGCTGTGCAACTGTATGTAGTTCTCTTTCCAACTTTTTTGATAAAAAGTATGTGCCCCGGAAAAATCTTCTGGTCCAACCAATCCTCTACTTTATCCGGTACGCATGGAATTTCTGCCATCATATCATTAATCCGGTCCACTTTCCGCTCCATTGCTTTTTGCCTGTTCGCTTCATTTATTTCGTCCTCATAAACACCTATTCTCCATGTATCCAGGAAATCCAACGCTCTCTGTTTATCCTCGATGGATTCCCATGCGATACAATCGTCAAAATCGCAATAGTAGCTTTTTACCGGTTCCTTTCCCATACACACTCTGGCTGCATTGTTCAGTTTGCAGATGCGCCATGTTCCATTGATCCAAGCATTATAACCATCTTCGTTTGCGAAATACCTGCCTTTCAAAACTCCTTTATGAAACAGGCTGATTTCTATCGCTTGCTCTCCTTTTACTTCCAGAATCTGACTTACAGCGGTTATTTTGCCCCTTTCCGTATTCCCCGATGTACCACATGGTTCACATTTTAAGAATTTTGCCGCTCTCACTTCTTCTCGCCTCCCATGTAGTAATCCGTGATGATCTGCTTCGCTCTGGCCATCCCAGGAATTCCTAAAGTGACCTTACCGGCAGATACGCCTGCTGCCTTTATGATTCCCTTATCGATAGGCTGCTGATTTTTAAACGACCACATCAGGAGTGCTGCGATACACCCTTTCAGTGATTTTCCTTTCTTCCGGACATTGAACGCCAGTAGCTCATTTTCCATGCACTGGCCACGCAAATACTCTACCCAGTCCTTCATGATCTCTTTTGGCTTCAAATCTGCTACTTCAACATCAATCTTTCCCAGTGCCGCCGTCATGGCATCGCACAGTACCGGAATATCGCCAGACAGATACATCTCCACGTATTCTTTATCGATGCCATTCTCTTTGGCCATAGTTTTGATCGATGCTGTATCGCCCTCATTGAACAGATTTTCTGCAAGTTCATTTATTTCTCCAAACGTATCCATCTCTCCGAACTTATCAAACATTGTTTAGCTCCTCTCTGCCATTCTGGCGTGCTTCTTTGTTTTCCACCCAGCTGATCAGGGCTTCTGTTGCCACACGATAGCACTGCGTCTCCGATTCATTCTCTACTTTGATGATCATTCGTTTCTTGATGCCGCTGCCCTGCCAGATACGGATCCAGCAATCATCAAAAATGGATGCATGTGCTGACATTGTCAGTCCATATTTTCGGCGCACCGCATCATATTCCTCATAGAATCGTTGTAACGCCTGTCTGCGTTCAGCTTCGTTTTCCACGTCATATTTCATCTGTCTATATCTCCTGCCCTTATCTTCTTACCAGTTCGCCGCTTTTAGCCATGTGTGCCAGCTCATTCATTGAAAATGATTCCACATAGCTTGTGTGATCACCGAACATATTCACAAAATGCAGCCGGAATCTGATGAACCTTTCATGCTCCGGGATATGCTCCACTACGGCATTTATCCACTTTTTATCCTTTAACTCTAAGGCTCCTGTTTTATAAATTCTGTATCTCTGTCCTACCTTGAACATCGTGTTCTCCCTTTCTCAAAATGGCAGTTCTCCCAGATCAATATCAAGGAACTCTATCCTGCCCTCTTTGTGTTCTTTAGTGCTCTCCTGCTGCCATTTACCGGTAATCTCTTCATGCATCCAGTTCCGACCAAACTCCTGCATGTAGCGTTCATGTGAATACTTACGTTCAAACGCCTGCTGCCCGATCTGGCACAGAAAGATCCGGACGTTTCGGTTTGTATGCACCGCATCCGGTCCATATTCATGATGCGCTACGCATAGATATACCCACAGACCGTAATGCTCTGATTTCTTACGATTTGCGGTTCCGAACATGATATGGTGTCTGTGCAATCCTGTAGATGGCAATTCTCCGTAATATCCCTGTTCACCAGCCAGATATCTGCAGATATAGCACTCTTTTTCCCTCTGTACGATGCTTTTACTCATTAGTTAAACGGTAGCTCCTCTTCCAGTCCGTCCGGGATTTCCATGAAGCCATTCTCTGATACAGGTGCCGGATTCTGCTGTGTGGTCTGTCCTGCTGCCTTGCTTTCGGCAAATTCCTGCTCTTCCACCACTACATCCGTGGTATATACCTTCTGTCCGTCACGGTTGGTATAGCTTCCGGTCTGGATACGACCTGCGAGGACAATCTTGGTTCCTTTACGCAGATATTTTTCTGCAAACTCTGCCTGACGGCCAAATGCTACACAGCTGATAAAGTCAGCCTTCCGTTCCCCGTCACGGTTAAATCTCTGGTCTACTGCCAATGTGTAGCGCGCTACGCAGGTTGATTCCTGCGCTGAATTTGCCTGTGTATAGCTGATGCTTGGATCGCGAGTCAGCCGACCCATTAAAATGACTTTGTTCATGTTTCATTTTCTCCTTTCAAATGCTCACAAATGGTGATTTTTATCTTACGGACAGGCTTTTACTGTCCTTTAAGTTCTTTGTACTGTCCTATCTCAAGATCTGCATTTTTCATTTCATTTTGCATCCAGGCAGTATACGGACTTTTGCATGCATATTTCACTTGCAGGTTGTGGATTTTCGTCTGCTGCTCAATCTGTTCCCACAAATCCCTGTTCTTAATCTCTTTTCCATCAGATCTTGTCCATCCGTCTGTTTTCCATTCCTGCAGCCATCCAAGCATCAAGGCAGACTCCAGGTAATGCAGGTCTGTATAGATTGTCACGCAGCATCCTGGTTTTAGATGCCTCAGTGCCCGGATCACCGCCGACAAGACCAGACGGTTTCCGGAAGCTTCCATGCATCCAATTTCTGACTTGGTGTAAGTATTACCTGCAGGCGAAATGTATTCCAGTACATAACAAAAGCTGGCCTTCCCGGGCTTAATCCTTTTACCGGATACGTCTATGTACAAAGAGACTTCCATCATTCTCGCTTCACTCCTCTTCTTACTTTTTCCGGTATCAACCTAATCATGGTATATCTACGGTATTTGTATCCTGTAACCGGATTGATGCCTTCATGGATCCGTGCTATGTAGTAACCTTTTTTCGGCTTCGGCTCAGCTTTCCATCTATGCAGCTTGTCCACCTTCGGCTCTGGTAGCGGCATGTTCCGGCTAGTGTTGTAGTTTGCTTCTGCTATTCTTGGTTTTCCACGTGTGCCATCTATCTTTTTTTCGGTAGTGTGCTCATCTTTCGTCATGTAGTTGGCTAACTTTGTGAAATCCTCATCATAGTTTTTGCTATGTTTGATTTCTATGGACCAGGTGCCACCCTTCGTCCATGCTTTCTGTATGATGCTGACCGTATCCCCGATCTCATTGATCACCAGATGGATATGCCAAGCTCCCTTTGTTCCTTTTTCGATGTTTCGGATCCAGAACACCTCATAGCCACGTTTCTTGTATTCACGTCGCACGTACCGCATTGCCTTCTGGAAATCTTTCAGTGCATCCTGCATGGTCGGTGGTCTATTTTCTACCTCATAGGTCCATGTGGCCAAAATATCTCCCCTCTTGAAATATGCCAGCATCTTCTGCCTGCACCGCTTCGCTTTATTCTGTGCATTGACTATGCGAATCTGTTCCTGTGTCGGCTTGACTCTCTTCTGCCGTTTCTCGCCGGGTGCCCCATACCTGCCATCATGGAACTCTTCCACATCGATTATGTCTCCCTTCCGGAAGTTGTATTTTTTTCTCCTGATCATAGCTGTTTGTCCTAACTTTAATATCTTTATCGAGTCTGAATACCGGCTTTAAACCGGTTGTAACTCTGAAATATTCCGAAAAAAGGTTTTTTAATGTCCGGACAGGATTTCCCTGGCCGGACTATATGATTCCACCGCCCTGCAGTCGGACGTTTGTATGTATTTATAATCAAGTAAGAAGGTGTCTACTGCAGCTAACGTATCAATAATTATTTGAGAGTTTTTGGTTTTAAACATCCGACTGCAGGACGGTGGAATATTCATTTTTTTATCATCAACACATAGTGGAATAGAACCCCATCTGTCGAAAAGTCACATTACCATGGGTTACTGTGCGCCAATAGCACGACCTTCCGCACTCGATTCGCACCGAAAGATGCAGCGCCGCTGCTATCACCTCAATTCCTTTGCTTATGTCTACATGTTCATATATGTACAGCTGTCCTTTTCCTGTAAATCCGCTGATCCGCTCCATTCCATCAGCGATCCGGTTGCACTGCTCTTCGATGTACTTTAACTTTGCTTTTTCCATTTACTTTTCATCTCCCATCTGGTATACTCCAGACATAGGTTTTATACCTATGTCATTGGTTTAGAGCGTGTACTTTCTCAGGGTCTCACGCTCTTTTAATTTGTTCAGAATAATTCCTGCACCGGCAATCGCCAGCCCAATAACTGTGATCTTCACCGCCAGAACGAATCCGGCTTGTCCCTCACTAGACAGCCCCATCGTTCCGATGGAGGCTATTCCAAGTCCTGTGGCACACAGTCCGAATGCAATCTTATTTTTCATCTTCTGTATCCTCCAGATTAATTTCTTCTACTACCGAAATCATCATTAATCCAAGCACCGCAACGCCTCCGGCTAACATCACCAGGATTGCATTTATTACCGTGTGTGGTCTGCCAAAATACAGAAATACAAACACGGCTGCTGCCACTATCGATATGATGATTCCGGCAATTTTCATCTTGTTCATGGTTTTATCCTTCCTTTGCTTCTGGTATATTCTCCTGCTCAGCTTTCTCTTTCTTCACACGCTCTTCATGTTTCAGAAAGCGTTCCGCCGCCTTCATTAGTGCATTCTTGCGCTTCGCTCTCTCCTCTTCTGGAAGATCTGGGAAATGCACTCTGACTTTGCATCCATCAATGTTAAATGTCTCTACCTTGGAATATGTCATGCTCTCACCTTCCTCTCTTAGAAGATATGTGTTTGTAGGTTGTCTGGTTACGCTTTGCATTTGCTTTTTTCGTTTCCATCTCCTATAATCGATACACAGGCTCCCGCCAGAGCTGAGTACGAATGAAAGGAGACAATAATTTGAAACTAAACAACGATTGTGTTCGCGATATCCTTTTAACCTTGGAAGAAATATGTACATATGATTCTTCTTTTTCCTATGATATGGATAACGACAAGCCACATTTACTTACTCCATATACACACGATGAAATTCTTTACCATGTAAATCAGTGCAGAATGGCTAACTTAATTATTGATGTGCATTTCTATGATGGCGGTGACAGCTTTGATATCGGCGACTTATCACCATCCGGGCATCAATATTTAGCCAATATTCGCTCTGATAAAATCTGGAATAAGACCAAAAAAGTTGCTAGTGAAATTGGTGTAAATTCGTTATCTGCGATGGCACAAATCTCTACACAAATCATCTCGTCAATCATAAAATCACATTTTGGTCTTGCGTAAATCTTCCAGTACATGCTGGATTACAAATTTCTTGCACTCAATCATCTCTTCTTTAGATGGTTGGGTGTTTGTATTTTGGAGAATCCATACTATCAGTGCATACTTGGTCAACCAATTGTTCAGACATGTAACACCAGAAACGGCAATTGCTGCTATTCCCAGAATATGTATCCATACCATCATTTTCACCTCTTGAATTTTTATAAAGTAATTTTCCTCTGATTCAAACTATCCAACATTTCATGTAATACATGTTCAACAATCTCCACTGTCCGGGCTTCTTCTGGAAGTTCGGACAAAACTGTTTCTAATCCCGAATTAGCAGCATTATCAATACACTTTTGCGATACACGAACGGGTACTTTCTCCATTTCTTCACGAAGAGAATTTATTACCTCAAACATCGCTCTCCCCTCCTCTCTACACATTCCTCTCTGCTGGATAAAATTCCATTGGATCTAATTCTAAATGCTTACACAACGCTAAAAATTCATCCGCTCTCAAATCTCTGTCTCTTTTTTCGTTAGATAAGCTATCGTACAGAGCCATATACGGCACACATGTCTTTCTTGATATTTCAGACAGATTAAATCCTTTTTTTCTGATATACTCAGAAATTTGTTTTGTTGCCCCGTCCATTTTTTCACCTCATTTTCAAGTTTCTTAGAACTTGTCTGTATCATATTCTCATTTTCTTAGAATGTCAATACTTTTTCTAATATTCTTAGAATTTTTATTGACACGTTAAAAAGTGAGTGCTATATTCAAATTACAAATTCCTATGATTTGACTAACAAGGAGGTTTGATTATGGAAAGTTCTATTGGTGAAACATTAAAGAAATGTCGAATCGAAGCTGGAAAATCTGTAAAAGAAATTTCTGATTTATTAATTTCAAAAGGATTCAAAGCTTCTGAAAAGACTATATATAGTTGGGAAAAGGGCAATAGCCAACCAACACCAGATGCTTTATTAATTATGTGCAAAGCCTATGGTGTTTCTGATGTTTTAAGTACATTTGGTTATGCTGAACCAGTTAATTCCCCTTCCACCATCGCAGCACACTTCGATGGTGATGAATATACCGAAGATGAACTTGACGAAATTCGCCAGTTCGCTGAATTTGTTAAAAACAAACGTAAATAATTGTGCTTAATTTGCTACGGCATTTTAATAAATATTATTTTTAAAGGAGAAATTATCATGAAGAAAAAAATTTTTACTGCATTACTTGTTGGTTCTATAATTTTGTCTGTAACCGCCTGCGGTTCCACTAAATCAAACGATTCCGCTGTTTCTGCAAAAAATGAAGTTTCACAGGATAAAACCGAAAAAGTTAAAGAACCTGTTGATTTGACTGGAACATGGAAATCAGAAGACAATGATGGTTCTTGGATGGAAGCGACTATTAATGACAATACGATTTCTATTGATTGGGTTTCTGATAATGGAGATACAAAATCTATTTATTGGGTAGGCTCTTATACTGCACCAACCGAATATTCAGATGAATACACATGGACTTCTACGAATGATAAAGAGCAAACAGAAAGTGCTCTCCTTGCATCCTCTGATGATACCAAGGATTTTACTTATTCTGATTCTGACAAAGAACTTTCTTATCAAGCATCTATGATGGGCACTACAACTACAGTAAGAATGACAAAATCTGAATAGAATAATGTTCTTATCGGAAGATCGTGTGTAACGACTTCCTCATTAAGAGCATTATTACTAACAGGAGGTGTCCGCATGAATATATATGAAGAAATGCAAGATCGGGCATATAATGCCGGTATGAACGTTATTGGATATACTTTTAGAAATAAAACCATAAAAGGATTATACTGCGATGGCACTGCTGCCATTAGCAATAACATAGATACTAATGCCGAAAAAGCTTGTGTGCTGGCTGAAGAAATGGGACATCACTATACTTCTGCTGGGAACATTATAGATCAAACAGACGAACAGAACCGAAAACAAGAGTTTCGTGCCAGAATGTGGGCATACAATGAAATGATTGGATTAATGGGTATTGTAAGAGCATTTCATCATGGATGCCGCAGCACCTATGAAGTAGCTGAATATTTGGAAGTGACAGAAGAATTTCTGAATGATGCACTGAACGCATACAGGGATAAATATGGAGTGTACACCACGGTAGACAACTACATAATCTATTTTATCCCAGGTTTGACTGTATTTAAAAAAGAATAAAAAATTTTACACTGTTATTACTACCAATGACAATTTATGGTAATTTGCTACGGCATTTTATAAATATTTTTACAAAAGGAGATTTTTACTATGATTGATTTCAAAAACGGAAGCTTTATCAAGCTGAAAGACACAAAAAAATTCCACAATGAAAGCTTAATCAAGCCACTTTTTGTTCCAGGCGAAGAATTTCTCGGTGAGTACCAGGCAATCAGAGATTTTGTTATCTTTACAAACAAAAGGGTAATTGCTGTCAATGTTCAGGGCATGACAGGAAAGAAAAAAGACTTTACTACTCTTCCATATTCAAAAATCCAGGCATTTTCTATTGAGACAGCCGGTGTGATTGATCTTGATAGTGAGTTGGAACTCTATTTCAGCAGTCTTGGAAAAGTTAAATTTGAGTTCACTGGATCCAGCAATATTGTTGAGATTGGAAGAACTATTTCACAGTATATTCTGTAATCTTATTCCCCTGCTCCATGCGGGCAGGGGGATTGAAAACTAAATAATAAATATATTTACCAAGGGAGCTGGGAAGGTATGCAGTCATCCGTTCTAATCCTGTTAGAGAGGGTGACGCTTATGTCTACATATGAAGAATTCATGGTGATTTTAACCGTGGCGATGCTCATTGTGGCAATTCTGAATTATAAGAAATAAGCAAGCTACCTTGTCTCTTGGCCGGAGTAGGTAGCTTGCTTGAATAGTAACTATTAACTTTGCACCGGAGCGGATAGGCTTCATCTATCTCCCGGCTTTCCTGTTAAGTATATTATAGCAAATATGCTTTAAATGTCAATTTACTATTGAAGCACATTCGAGCAGATACTGCATTTTTTCAGAAAGGAGGTATAGTTTGGATATTCAACAATACATATCTGATCGTTTAGATTCGCAGATATCTTGGTATAGTAAAAAGTCTCAGCATGCGAAAAAAATGTATAGAACTTTTCAAGTTGCAGATATCATTATTGCAGCTTCCATACCGTTGCTTTCTGCATATACAATCGAAAATGCCACTATTGCTATTATTGTAGGGATACTAGGTGCCATTATTACAATTACTGAGGCCGTTTCAAAATTGTATCGCTGGCACGAAGAATGGATTGAATATCGTTTCACATGTGAAGCTTTAAAACGTCACAAAATTTTATATTTAACCAACTCTGATCCATACGATAATACGCAAGAGATAAATGGTAAATTACTGGTAAGCAATGTAGAAGCTATTATTTCTTCTGAAAATAAACAATGGAAGGTAAATTCTTTTGAAACGCCCGAGAAAAAAGCTTCTAATTAACTGGTTCATATGTCTTTTCAAATACATCTGGCTTGCAAGGATATTGTTCTCCTCTAATGCCAGTTATAATCCAATCACCTGGAGCTGCCCGCAAAGGTCCTTCAAGTGTTGGAACAATTAACTCTTTGTCTGTCTGGTAAGCTTCAATAACAATTGGTTTTTTACGAAATTTCATTTTACACCTCATTTCAAGAAAGGAGCTATTATGCCAAATTTATATGATTACAGAATTTTCATTAGCCACGCATGGAGCTATGGGAATGACTATGCTCATCTAGTATCGTTACTGGACAACGCACCTTTATTCTCTTACTACAATTATTCTGCCCCAAGAGAAAAACCTTTATTCCCACCAGGAACACCTTATACTTCTTACGATATCGCCAGAAAGATAACTAATAAAATACAACCAGCACAATTAACCATTGTACTTTCTGGAATGTATGCTGCATATAGCGATTGGATAAAATACGAAATAGATGAATCTGTTCGAATGGGAATGCCTGTTATTGGTGTTGTTCCACGCGGACAGCAGCGGATTCCGTCCTATATCCAAGATAATGCAACTGAAATGGTTAACTGGAACACAGCTTCCATTGTTTCAGCTATTCGTCGCAATGTGCGATAGTTTATAAGTTATATTAATAATAACATTTCATATTTATAATTACAACTTATTTATTAAAAAACCGCCCCTGTTGGCGCAGAGACGGTTTCAAATCGGCAATACCGAAGATGGTATCAACCAACCTTTTGACCAAAATATTGTATCATCTTCGGAACAGCTTCGCAAGCGGAACACCCGTTCCCCGCTGGCTGTTATTTTTATACCCATTTTTACATATTTTTACTTAGGAGGATGATGTCATGCAGGAAACAAATATCTCTATCAATGAAATTATCATGTATCTGCGCAAATCCCGATCAGATGATCCGTATATGACTGTGGAAGAAGTCCTGGCTCGGCATGAGCGGCAGCTCCAGGAATATGCTCTCTCCTCTTTTGGATCCATCATTCCGGAAGAACGAATTTTCCGGGAAGTTGTTTCCGGTGAAACCATTGCGGACCGTCCGGTTATGCAAAGCGTCATGAAATACCTTGAAAGCGGTCAGATCAAAGGTGTGCTGGTCATTGAGCCACAACGTCTCTCCCGTGGCGATCTGGAGGACTGCGGACGCATTATCAATGCATTTCGGTATACAAATACTCTGGTCCTTACTCCACCGAAAACTTATGACCTCTCTGACGAGTACGACCGGAAGTTTTTTGAAATGGAACTGACCAGGGGAAATGATTATCTGGAATATACCAAGAAGATTCTGAACCGCGGGCGGCTGGCATCCGTCAAGCAGGGAAACTACATTGGGAGCATCGCTCCTTACGGATATCGCAAGATTAAAACCGGCAGTGGAAAAGACACCGCACACACGCTCGAAATCGTTCCTGAGCAGGCTGACGCCGTCAGAATGATGGCGCAACTCTACCTTGCAGGAAATGGATTCACACGGATAGCTGTGCATCTGGATTCTCTTGGAATCAAGCCATTGAAATCTGATCACTGGTCTCCTGCTGCCATCAGTGATATTTTATCCAATCCGGTTTATATTGGGATGATACGCTGGAATCATTTTAAAACAATCAAAACAATGCAAAATGGCCAGATTGTAAAATCCCGTCCTACCAACCACGATACAGATTACATCCTGGTGCCAGGCAAGCATCCTGCCATTCTCGATCAGGGAACCTTTGACGCTATTGCACAGCGCCGTGGGAAATCTCCAAAGATAAAACGTGGTCATGAACTGCGAAACCCGTTCGCCGGGCTGGTCTTTTGTGGAACTGCCGGATGCGGGCGCTCCATGACATTCAAACAGTTTACAAACTACCGGAGCAAAGTTCCCCGCCGGTCAGAAAGCATGATCTGTCCAAATCAACGTATCTGCCATACAAAATCGGTACAATATAGTGCTTTTGTAGGACGTGTAAAAGAAATATTATCAAAGACGGTGGATGATTTTGAAATTAAATTACAGAATGATGAAGGGAATATTGTCCGGATCCATGAGAATATCATCCGGAATCTGGAACAGGATCTGGTGAAATTAAAGGATAAGGATCTGCGTCAGAAAGATGCTTATGAAGATGGGATTTATACCAAAGAAGAATACGCTTCCAGAAATGCCAAGCTGCAGGAACAGATCTGTGAAGTGCAGCTTTCCATCCAGCGGGCAAAAGATACCATGCCACCGGAAGTTGATTACCAGGAACGGGTTTCCCGATTTTCTGACTGCCTGTCTAAATTTGAAGATACGGATATTTCAGCATCGGAAATGAACATACTCCTCAAATCCTGCATTGAAAAAATCATATATCACAATTCCAGTGAATCCAAGCCTGGTATCGGACGATTCGTTGCCAATCCCTTTGAACTGGATATCTACCTGCGCCTGTGATCTTTGGGCGCAGGCATTATTTTCACTGTATTAAGGCTTTTTCTGCCTGTAATCTCCTACTTTTATGCAAAAATAATCACTTCCATCATGTATGAGCGAATGAATTTGCTCAAAGAAGATGGAAGTGACTATTACATATAATAAGAAGGTTTGAAAAACTTGTATATGACTATATTACACGATTACTCTGCCTTTTTCAACTCTGGCAGTAATATTTCCGGAATAATCAAAATCAACTTTTCCATTGCGGACGTACCATACGCCCTGATCATTTTTTGCCAGTCCGGTATAATTGAAGTTTACTGCGCCTCCCTGCAGGTAGAACCATCCATTTTCATTTTGTGCCAAACCGGTATAATCAAAGTTTACTTTTCCGTTTTCGATTCTCCACCAGCCGTTTTCATTCTGGGCGATTCCTGTGTAGTTAAAATCAACAGCGCCATTGGTTACTTTCCACCAGCCGTTCTCATTCTGAGCTACGGTATTTGCCCCGAAATTAACCACACCGTTCCGGACATACCACCAGCCGTTCACATTTTGCGCAAGCCCGGTGAAGTCAGTCGCGACCTGATTGTCTTTGTAATAATACCAGTTGCCGTCTGATGCCGCCTGATCGGCAAGACCGTCCGGGATGTCTGGCTGTGTCAGTCTGCCATGGAACTCCTGCTCCCACAGTGTTTCATCCACCCAGTAGGCTGGGCATGGCTTTCCGTTGACATCGTAGTGCCGGATTACACGATCAACCGGAATGTTGTATTTGCTCATCAGCCCTTTTACAAGATTCAGAGCGTTATTGATCGTCGCTTCTGTTGCTTTTACGGTTCCGTTTTTTATCGTGTCGCACAGCTCCACGTTCAGCGTGTTTGCATTTTTGGCGATTCCATATAGCCGGCCACCACCATTATTGTACTTGTTTCCGCCAACAGACCAAGCAACACGATCGTCTGGGACCGAATGCACTACGGTCGTGTCGTCCACGAAATAGTGCGCTGATGCCTTTCTATTAGCTACCTGAAAATATTTACCGTTATTTTCTGCTGTGTCTCCATCATTACTGGTAAAATGTATAGCGATATACCTGATACTGTGCAATGCTCTATGCGCTCCATAGTTGGTTATAGAAGCCCATATTTCTTTCATGGTGTATGCCATTACTCATTACCTTCTTTCTTTTCGATATACTGTTTGAACAGCTGATGCAGTCCTGTGGATGCCAGACCGCTGAATAATCCGCTCAGGATCACAGCAGGAGAAACATTCCATCCGCTGATCCAGATAGAAAGGATCACTCCCAGCAGCGCACAGACTGTCGGGATATATTTATTATCAACATCCTTCACCCATTTCTTGATCACATACCCAACACACAGGCAAATCCCTACGATTACCGGAATCATGAAATCTGCTAAAAATCCTAAATCTGTCATTTTACTGTCCTTTCTTTTTAAAATGCAATTCTTCAATTTCCTGTTTCATTTTTGTCACCATTCCATTTCCACCTAATTTATGATATGCATCATACATCTCATTGAAATTCTCGTAAGCATAAGATGGGATTTCTCCAAGCCTCATATATTTATCATGATATTCAATCAGCTGTACACGCAGAAGCAGCATGGTTCCCTTGCTGTTTGCATCCCTGTCCTTTTTCTGCTTTTTCAGCAACCATACTATGTAACCCATCAATGCCGTTAGTATGATTGGGAGGGCTACATAGTATGATTGCAGTAGTAAATCATTCACTTTTTTCATCACTCCCCTCTGCCTACGCTATCGGCTCATCAATCGCAATCATCGGATCAGCGCCTTTATTCTCATGCTACCACACTTCCCATCGCGACATACGTCATGTTGATCACCAGCATGGTTGCTGCTGAATTCTGTCCATACAAATACAGCAATCCATTAGAAATCATGAAAGCTGTAGGTACCGCATTCAGCCAACCATCTCCGCATACCATGCCTGTCCCATATACAATGCTGTTCGGCCTGTACCCTTCCGGAATCGTGCCGGCAGTCCACCACGTTCCTGCATTGCCTCCGATAGCACCCGTGTGCATATACACAGACAGCGAAACCATCCCATCCGCCGTTTTAGTGATCATGTTGGTTTCACATTGAAATTCTGTTAATAACTTTGCCGTACTGACCTTTCCGATATCGTCCATCCGTTTCGACAACATCTCGATTGTCGGCGACACAGAAAACAGCTTCGTCACGCTTGTAATCGTCAGACCGCTCAGTGATACCCGGTACAACGGGAAATCATCCTGCGTTGCTCCGGACAAAATGTTTCCATTGACATAACTCGGAACACTCGTCTGAATGGATGAACTGGCTTTCCCTTTGATCACCACAAGTTCCGCCGATTCTACCTGTAAACTGGTATCTTTTTTATAACGCATCACTATTAAATCACTCCGGTACATCTTCTGCGTACCATTCTGAATGGTCACTTCCTCATAACTGTTCACCGGGATGCGCATGTGCCGTCCCTGGTTGACCAGCTCACCGGATTTAATCTTAATCAGGTTATTTGATACAATCTCCGCTGCAAACTGATTACCGCCGGCCAGGACGTATTTCCCTGTTCCGATTACTCCGGCATGTAATGCTCCGGCTGCTTCCGCTGTCACATGTTCTTTTCCGGTGTGCCCTGTAATAATTTCCACTGCCATTTCATCACGCTCCTATTCTCCAATTTGACATTCTACATTGATGCCACTGCTGTTGACTTTCAGTATCTTTTTCACGATGTCTCGTTTTATCGTAACTCCAGTAATTGTCTCCCGTGCTCCCACGATATCACCGACATCATACTCTGTATTATTTTCAAAATCTGTTTCCAACGTATTTGCTGCCGCCCAAGTTTCCTGCAGTCGCTGTGTACCGCCGGTAATCAACTCTTCCTCTGATTCCACGTTGGAATAGTCGTAAGTCTCTGTCACTTCATCCACGCCGAAAAACGTCTGTGTTTCTGATATATTTCCCCGCACATCCATGTACAGATGCCGGACTATCCGCTCACTGAGGTCTCCTTTTCCCAGGCAGATCAGATGATTTACCGGCCGTTCATTGCTGCTGATCTGAAAATTCATCTGGTCAGAATCCCACTCTTCATCCTGGCTGTAATCCACCAGCGGAACTGCTGACAAATACACCTTTCCATCCCGGTAATACATAGCAAGTTTTGCGCCGGCGCATTTCAGCATCTTACGGATTCCTGTGTATGCATCAATGTATCTGTCCATCTGATACGAGGTGATTGCAATACCTGCTTTCTGATCAGATGCTTCAAACAAATCTCCAAGGCCAGTTCGCTGTATCAGAAATCCCAGCACCTCATTTGCATCTCCGGACAATACCAGATAATCCTGCCCGTCATCCGGACACAGGATCTTTTTTGCCAGAATCCCGTGCCAGGTTCTTCCGGAATAGGTAACTGTCTCGTTTCCGGTATCCACGCTGACACCATCAATCCGGCCACCGTACTCCGTATATTTCACATGCCCGTTCACTACATCCTGCATTGCCAGATAATCACCGATACTGCAGCAATGATCGGAAATTGCCATGGTGCACTCAAAATCGTTTTCATCTGATCCGAAAGCCAGATCCAATTCGTATCGCTCAATCGCCCCAAGCATTGCGTGATTGGAATCTTCGTGAATCAAGTCCATTTTGGCTCAGACCTCCTCTCATACAGGGTGACATCAAACCCAAACAGCCCGCTCCAGGACACGGAATGACTTCCGGAAGCAACCTTCTGAAACACATACCAGTCTCTGTCCTGCAGGTTGTACTGATTGACCTGCTCACCGTCATTTTTCACTTTATATATCTTTTTGCTCAGCGAATTAATGACAAGATATTCCCCGGTCTCCAGCTGGCAGTTCACATGGTACTTGTGGCTGCCGATCAGAATCTCCGGATTTTCACAGGGGCCATAAACTACCATTTCAAAATCTGCATCCGAGATAGCTTCGTTCAACAGGATCCGGCTCGACATCCCATTGTAATAATCAAACGGATAATCATGTGGATAGTCCATGTTATTTCCGCTGCCAGATGTTTCCTGTGGTTGGAAAATGTACTTTGATTCGTAGATCCAGTCTTCACCATCCGGTAGAATTTCAACTTCCACCAGCATCTTTCTTGTTTCCAGATATTTATCTGATGTATTGTTTTTTGCAATAAAACATCGCAAATATCCCGAACCAACATAGAGTCTTCCCGACATTCCAGCAAGAACATCTGCATCAAAAAAATCTGATAAGGTGCTGACCTGATGTAAGCAATCCATTTCAGATTTTGCAGATACTATGATATCGGCATTACGCTTTGCCGATTTTCTTTTTCCTGTCATCCTCGGGCGCCCGTCATAACTGTCCATAGAATAGTCCCATTCATAATTCAGCAATGAATATTTTTTGGCCATTTTATATGGTTCACGATCCAAATAAATCCTGCTGCCATTCCTGTTCTGATAAAAGATGTCCATTATGCCATGTTCACCCCTCTCACAAATCTTCCAAGTTCCCGATTATTGGCTCTGAAAGTAAATCCAGCACGCTCGAATGCATCTACTGTGGCATCTGCCAGACGCTCATAGTTAAATATTACACTTCTGTTTTGATCAACCAGTTCCATACTCTGATTCTGATAGAAAGTACTTTCTCCAGCAAACATGGTATTAATATCCATACTTCCAACGGTCTCCATACTCAACACTTTCATTGACGTCTGCACCGGTTTCAGGTTTCTTTCGATACCTGCTGCAAGACCAAGATCGATCATTTTTCCGACTTCCAGTTCAAAAACTCGTGATGGCGAATGAATACCAAGTGCCTCTTTTGCAGCATCCAAAGCATTTTTAGCAACATTCTTTGCCGCTGTTACCAACTTTCCAATTCCACCTGTGATACCATTTACTATACCTTTAATAATATTGGTTCCAAGTTCTCCCCAATCGACATCTCTGAAATTACTTTTGAACGAATCCACCGCCTTCTTGACTGCTGACGGAATATTTGTAATCCCATTTATAAATCCAGCTATGATTTTTAACAGCATAGATCCACCCGATGACACAAGCTTTGGGAAATTTGAAGCAATTGTGCTTATCATCTGTCCCAGCAATGTGCCGATCTGAGTTAAGAAATAGGGAATATTCTGTATAAAACCAACTGCAAGTTTTCCGACTATCAAAACACCAGCCGCAAGAATTTGAGGAACCGCTTTTATAATCACCGTCAAAATCTTTCCAATCAATTCGCCGACCGTTGCCATCATATGACCGTCTCCCTGCCCCCAGCCAGCTATAAATTCTTCCACAGAAGCTATACCTTCCGCTAAAATTTGCGGTAGAGAAGTTTCAATCCATTCAATTGCATTATCGAGGAAATTATTGACCGTATCTTTCCATCGACCTTTATTTTCCTGCCAGCCTTGTATAATGTTACTGATAATCTGTTTCCCGTTTTCGATCAATAATGGAATTGCAGTTGTGATAAATGTTCCGATTGCACTAGGAAGCTGTGTGATAATTCTTCCAATCGCCGGAATAAGATTCTGAAACAAAAATGTAGATGCGCTTGATGCCAGATCCATCATAGCCTGATTTACCTGATCCTGATTTCCAACCGACAGCTTTGCGATAAAATTTGTCCATGCTGCCTGCATCGTCCCAAATGATCCAGACAGAGTGCTTGCAGCTTCCAATGCCGTTGTTCCGGTAATCCCTAGGTTATCCTGTACAACCTGAATTGCTTCCGTAATATCTGCAAAACTATCAATAGAATAATCCGTAATAATGCCCTGCTGTTTATTCAATTTATTTGCATCCGAAAGCAAACGCTGCATCTCTTCTTTTGTACCACCATAGCCAAGCTTCAAGTTATCCAGCATCGTGTAATTCTGCTTGGCAAAGCCCTGGTATGCATTCTGAATATCCTGCATATTAGTACCCATCTTATTCGCATTATCTGACATCGCTATCAAAGCATTATTGGACAGTTCTGCAGCTTTCGCTGTATCACCACCTACACTGGACAGCATCGATGCCGCAAAGCTGGTAGTTGTCTCCATGTAGTCATTGGCAGACAGACCGCAGGTTCTAAATGCATTATTTGCATACTGGATCATCGTATCAGAAGATTCCTTAAATAAGGTTTCAATACCACCAATGCTCTGTTCTAATGCAGCTCCGGCTTCCACAGATGCTTTGATTCCTTCAACAACTTTTTTACCGATTTCAGCTGCCGCGACTATTTTCAGCATTTTCTTGGCAAATGATACACCGGCATTTTCTCCGCCTTTTTTCCCGGCCTCATCCCCTGCGTTTTCAACTTCTTCGCCCAGTTCTTTCCCGATTTCACTTTTTATTCCTTTTGTGGTCGGAATAATCTGCACATAAGCCTTTGCCAGTTCAGTTCCCGCCAACTCTCTCACCTCCTGCCAGCTGTTCCCACATATCCTCGAATAGTTCCGGTGTTGAAAATGTAGCAATGTCCTGCGCCGGATCCGCTTGTAGCATTTCAAGGATCATTTTTGGACGGTTTCTGTTCTTTGCCCCATCTTTTGTTTTCGCCCATAAAAGCAAAGAAAGCTTATCCACTGCTGATGCAAGTAACATCGTTTCAAGCGGATAAGCCATTTTATTCATCTTTAACCATATCCTCGCATTTTCTCTCAGCCCGACTGCAAATGTCGCGATCACGGTAGCCGGATATGACCGATAATCATATATTCCGTAAGTTTCTGCCAGGTCACAGACCAATGCCGTCTCATCTGTTGCCAGCATATCTGCGAGGATAATCAGTTTTTTGATTTATTTTTTGATTCAAAAATCTCCATTACTTCTGCGAGCATCTTCTGGGCTGATACCCGCCCATTTTCACTGCGTACATGGTCCTTTAATGCATCTCTCTGTGCCGGTCCCAGGAGCATCGTTACCATCTTTGTGGTCTTTCCATAATCACCATCATCAATATCCTGAAGTGTTTCCAGAAGTTCATAATCATCCAGCACCTCATCCTGTAATGAAAATTCAAAACCAGAGCTTGTCTTTCCTGTAAACATATGCTACTCTCCCTTTTTCAAAATATACTCATAATGCGTATTTCCGGAAGCATCTGGGACAGCAGTAACCGTGGTTGTATATCCAATGGCTTCATCTGCTTTATAAGTGATCTCGCCAACTTCCGTAATTGTTCCGTTCGGAATAACGATACGTTTCAATGCATTGTCTTTTAAAACCATGTCAATGACCCATGCACCAGCCTCCGCTTCACTTCCATTTGCCTTGATGGTGATACCGGTTTCCATATCCCCCGTTACGTTGCTGTCTCCGTACACTGTTTTAAGTACATCAATATTTAATCCCTCAATCAATGTAAAACCAAATGTATCCGGTTTATCTGACTGATAGGTAATTACAGTATCACCACCCCAGGCTTTGATCACATCTGTTTCCGGTGAATTACTGTTTGATACACCATCTTCACTGATGTAGCCAAGAGAATGGAACGCTGCATTCAGGGCCGTGCTGGCATCTGTTGGCAACGCAGTTCCTACGGGTGCCCTCGCAATCGCTCCGCCTACTTTTGGTTTACTGGTTGATACTTTTGTTGTGTCTGACATGTCTGTCCTCCTTAAAAATGTACCAGGTCAAAAACTGCCTGATACCGATATTTTTTTGTTGCTGTATCTGTAAAATTGTAATCTGAATTCAAACTGCATTTGCAGACTTCCGATTCATCCGCAATATCGCACATTGCTTGTTTCACAGCCTCATTTAATACAGCCGCCTGGTACAGGCTTTCTGCTGCTGACTGGATTGCCAAGGTCGAATAGCAGATATGATTCTCTTTCGAGCCACCAGTTTTTTCAATGATCACATAGCGCTCCGGCGGTTTTTCCGGAACTTCCATATATACCTTTTCTTTTACCCGCTGCAGCAGGTATTCCGAAACAATCGTTTCAATCATTTTCGCACCGCCTTCAAAAGCGTATTATTTTTCATATTATCTACACGGGCCGGAAAGCTGTCCGCATACACTTTCGCGACAATTCGTGTTGACTGTGTATAAGAGGCTGTCTCATATCCATCCCCGCACCGCTCTGCAATCTCCTCTGCATGGTTTCTGCAGATTTCAAGGATTTCCGGTGATTTTAGCAGCTGCTGACGGATAGCTGCCTGGTTCAATTCAATCATCACTTTCTGTGCCATAACATTCCACTCTCACTTTCTTGTTCCACCGAAGCGGGATCAGATGATCGAGCCCCTGAATCGGCATTCCGATTGTTTTCCATCGTCTTCCAAAGAACTCCACTTCACTGTTTTCCCACTCGTGGGTATCGCCTTTTGGAATTGCAAGCGTATATACTGCTTTTCGTCCGGTCAGATTCAATGTGTCCAGAATCTCCTGTTCTTGCGCCGGCGCAATCAGCACATCTGCGATTTCTTCTCCCTTTTTCTCATAGATCGGACGATTAAACGCATCCACACCAATCTGTTCTTTTTTGTACAGAACAATCGTTATTCCTCTCATGCCTCACTATCCTCCTAATCTTCTACAAAAGGACCAGAAAAAGCAATCCTGCTGCCACATCCCAGAATCTTTTTATCCAATTTTGTCAGATAAAGTTCTCCTGCAGATCCACTTCCAAGGCTCCATGTCTGAGAATATCCAAGTGCGGATATCGTTCCCTGCGACGCTCCAATCGGTACATCCTGATCCGTATTATTTCTGATCATCCGTACTACCATGTTACAGGAAACAACTTTTTTTGCATCGTCAGAAGCATTTCTCCCGTAAGTATCTACAATAACCGCTGCATCCTCCAGTAATGACCTGCACCAATCTATCTCATCCAGTGACAAAGAACATCCGCATCGTTTTTCCACATCTTCTACCGTCGCATACACAGACCCACCTCATTTCTTCGCTGTTCTTGTCGTTGACTTCTTAACCGGTTTCTTTTCCGGCTCAGATGCAGGCTTTTCCTCTTGCCGGCTTTCATCCGGCTCTTTAACAGGTTCAAAAAGTAAAGAGTCCAGCTCTTCACTGGACTCCACGATCATACCTGTCTGCTTATACAGATATTTCATCCTTTACTCTCCTGCTTTATCGATCTTAACAAATGCGTTCTGATCCATGATTCCGATTCCGTATACAATCTCTGCACGGATTGCAATCTGGTTGTTTCTCTGCAGATCTCCAAGTCCATCCGGATCTCCATACTCGATCAGATGTGCGCCGATTGATCTCTGAACTCCCCAACGGAATGCATCGAACTGGCCAACAATGCCAAGCAGATTGGTTGCTTTGCTAATCTCATTTTTTGCAGATACGGTGTCGGAAATTGCCGCGTTCATACCAAGGAAATTTGTCACATTCTGACCAAATCCGATTTCCGGATAGATTTTTCTTCCGGTTGTATCACGCATGGTAGACAGTCCAAAAGATAGTGTCGGATCCATGGCAATGCCAGACGGAGTATATCCTGCGGAAATTACCATTCCTGCAGCCGCCTCGATTGCTTCATCATACTTACTTCCAGATAATGTTACCAGCTGAGTAGTATCGATCAGTCCCTCTTTTACAAGAGATGAAACTGTTCCTGTCAACGGATTGATCTTATGGATTCCAACCAGATCCAGCGCTCGTCCAAGTGCAATGCCTGCATTTGCTGCCAAATCCTGAAGAACGCCGATCTGAACATCCTCATCCGCCCACTGCACCTCCTGCGAGCATCTCATGGTTACCTGCAGCTTAAACGGATTGATTGTTTTTGTGCCATAAGTCGTCGGTGTCGGAGATTTCTGCGCTCCTTCTCCTACCAGTTCAGCTTTTGGTGGGGCGGTTAAAGTCCACACCTGCTGTTTTCCAAATTTCTGCGGTCTTGCCCCAGACAACTGCGCCAGAGTAGAACCTTTCTGTGCTTTTTCAAAAATCCCAGTAGAAACCTCCGCCGGAATTTCAAAATCTGATGTAATTAATGCTGCCATTATTATTTACCTCCAAATAATTGCTGTGCAAACGCTCTCATGCCATCATCCGCATGAGATTCGTTTGTATGTGGTTTGTTGTTGCTTCTGGTTCCCGGATAATTGGTCGGTTTTGCAAAATTCAGGATGGCCTTTGCCTGCTTTTTGCATGTTTCTTCATCTTCACCCGTTAATAATTCCACCGGAACTTTCATTTCGGCTGCCACTTTACTTCTTGCCTGACTTACAGTTTTTTCTTTGGTAAGTCCTTCTAACTGTTTCTGAAGATCTGCAATCTGATCTGCAGTCTTTTCAGCTTCCGTTTTTGAGCTATTCTTCAATACCTCGTACTTACCTGCTTTTTCCTTCAGGTCTTCATAATCTGCATATTTCTGTTTTTCTCTTGCGAGACGTCCCTCGATAATTGCATCCACGTCAGCCTGAGTAAATTTCTTTTCTTCTGTTCCTGCTCCTGCAGTGCCATTTTCATTAATATCTTCCATTTCTCTGTTTCCCTTCTGTTAAGTATTTTTCCATGTTTCAGGCACATGTTGCCATTAAAAAAGCAGCTTCACTGAAGCCACTTGAATAATCACCATATTCATTTTTTACAATCAACCGCATCGCCTCCTAACGCTCCGGGCGTTCCCTGCCGGTGGAAGATATTGGATCACCGCCTTTCTACCCTATTCTTTTTCCCTGTTTCTTCATAGTCAACACCTTCTTTCTGAATTATAAAAGAGAGCCTGTTTCCAAGCTCTCTCCATTCCAATTATTTAATTTTCTGTACTGCCCCATAAACCTAACTGACCATTTTGAAGCTGTACCTGCTCCACCAGTACATAAGGAAGCTGATATTCGGTAATTATTCCAACCGCTGTGTCGCACTGGCTTCGTTTGATTGCTTTATATGTACTGACACCAAACTGACGTTTCAGTTCCCGGTAAATATCATTGTATACTTTTCCGCGGAGTGATTTGTCCTGATAAGCATTGCTGTTCTTTCCACCAAGGCACTGTACACCTTTCTTTTTCACCGCTGTTGTGATTTTATCAATTTCAATGCCAAGGATCGGCAGATCGTATTCCAACTGCTCAATCTTTTTGTCGAGATTGTCAACCTTCTGGTTAAGTTCCACATTTCCCATGGCAAGAAGCTGGATCTGTTCCGGAACTGTCATCGGAGCCCGACGGGCAGCCTCTTTTAATTCTTCTTCTACCTTAAGGAAATATTGACGTGCCTGTTCACCACGCTCGCTTTTTGACATCATGGATAATTTCTTGGCAAATCCCGCTGTGAGTTTGTAATCTTCTCGCTTTACCACTCCACCTGTCGGCGTCTCCCCACTTGTGGTGAGTCGTAAATAATCTTCATTTTCTGTCGCAAAATCATTTTCACTGATATTCTTTTTACACCATCTTGCAAAATGCTGTGGTGCTAATCCTAAAAAATCATACAGCTTTCTTGCTGTTGTCATTCCATCTTTATCAATACCAAGTGCAATCTCGATTGGTGTCTGTGTTGATGTACTTACTAATTCCATGTCACTACCTCCGCTGCCTAAAGGCATTCCTTCCAAATGGCTGTTGCTTGTTTAAAACCGCCTTTGAATGCATCCAATCTTTCGTACAATATACAATCCATAATCAGATCTTCGAACTTTGAATATTTTTCTTTGCCAACCTGTTTTGTAAGTTCATCTTCTAATTTTCCGTACATTGTTTTTAACTCACGACTATCTGTCTGATCATTTGCCCAATCATAAAATATTTTTTCAATCTGTTCCATTTCAAAAAACTCCTTTCAATTTTTGGTTCTTGAAAGAAGTATCTGTATCTGATATGATAGATTTATCAGAAAGATACTTCTGGTGCAAAACAAGAGTGAGCGTCTTCCGTCAAGTTGACCGCTTGCTCTTATTTTTTTAATTCAGCCTTCAATTTTTTTAATCCTCTTCTTACTGCCTCACCCTTTTCAATACTCTCCTGTTCGCAATACGCCTGAAGAACTGCATTTGCTTCCTCATCGAGTCTGACAGTGATTTTGTAGGCTTTCGGATTATCTGTTGGCCGTCCTGTCCTTGGAGACATCTAATCACCTCACTTTTATCTTCCATAAATCGCATTATATATTTATGTCTTCAAAAAGTCAAGTACAATTTGACATTTATTTAAAAACATAGTACTATAAATATGCCCTTTGGGTAACTAAAAGGACGTATAGCTTAATGGATAAAGCAATTGTCTAACTAACAATCAGATGCGGGTTCGAATCCCGCTACGAAATGTAGCAGGTGTCGTTTATACGGCACCTTTTATTTATTTCTTAAAAATGCGTATAAAAATACCACTAACCATTTCTGATCAGTGATATCTATAACTTATTCTTTGCTTCTTCTGACAAGCGCTTGAAAATTTCCTTGCATTTCTGATTAAATTCTTCTTTTTCTTCCTCTGTACGTTCCTTGGGATGAAGAAATGCCTCTTTTTTCTCAGGTGAAATATTTTTCTTTTCCTCTTCTGAAAAATGTATATACTCCAAGTCAGTCCGCAATAAGAAACATTCATGAGGAGATAATTCATTTTTCCTACGCTGTTGCTCATCCTCTGGAAGCAGCAACCACTCTCGTGCTGTTAATGCCATTATTCCAATTCCTCCAATAGAATGTAAAACTTTCCATTCTCTTTAACTTTGTTAATTACTTTGAATTTTGCCATGTATGGATAAAGCACTTCATTTTCCATATCATTTAGCCCTCTAAGGTCTTTTCCATTTTTCGCATTTTGAATAAAAATCTGTACCTGTGCATCATCATTATATACACCTCTTTTAGTGGTTGACAAGTATTGTTTCGGAATATATTCTTTTTCTACATCAAATTCATCAAAAAATTTCTGAGCTTCCTCTTCAAAAGAAAATGTTACAGAACGATTTAAATTTCCATTGTAGTTTGGTAGTTTTTCAAGAGCAGCATCAAGGTTCCTGGTCCATTCTTTTTCAATATCTGTCAATTCTGAATTGGCATTTCTTCGCAACTTATCATTGAGCGAATATGAATCTGGGCTTATATATCGTACAACTGCTGCCTCTTCTTTGATTGTAAGTCCTTTTGCTTTCAGTTCCTCTTTCTTATTTGCATACAACTCTCTTTTTCTGGCATTTATCTCATCCTTATTCTGCTCATACCGCTTCCGCCGCATAGCATTGATATCACCACCTGCATTTTCATATTCTTCCAGATACTTATCCGGATCGTATCCGGCCACTGTACTGTGTCCGTCAAAACGGACCGCATACTCACAATCACAATTTGCATGAATATGTTCTGCATGTCCACCTTTTAGTGCCTCATCTGACATATACTGCCAGCCTCTGGAAGCCAAGGCAATACAAAAGGCGCATGTGTCTCCATGTGGAATCCATGCAAACTGTGCGCCGTCTCTTTTTGCATTTTTCAAGGTTGTATCTGCGCCAACCTGTTTTACCAGTCTTGCTACTGTGGCCGGAACTTTACTCTGTGACTGTTTCATCGTCCCATGAACTGCCCTGGCCACTTCTCCATATTCCGGAAGATCTGCAACTTCTGCTGTGGGGACTGCAACGCCTTGTGCCGCTGCTGTTTTCTCATACATTTGACAGGCCAATGCACCAATTGCCTGTCCATAATGTAATGATAATGCATAAGCATAATCTAATAGCGCTTTATCATCTCCAAAACCATGTTTACGCACCCACTCCTGCATTAGATCCGCCGCTTTCTGGCTGATTCTGGACATTTTGGTTATGTACTGCACCCATGCTTTCGTCGATATTCTCATCATCAAACTCCTCTTTTAGAATATTACTTCCTTTTGCTCTCTGCTCCTGTGCCCGGATCCTTCGGATATCGGCCTGATCAAACCCAATCATCTCGAGGAAAATATCTGTCTGTGCGAATCCCTCCCTGGCCGTTGCAATCTTTAAAGCCGCATCTGTCGTAGATGCTACACTTGGCATTGCAGGATTTTTGAAATGTGCAATGATCTCTTTTTCATTGTCTGGAAGCTCACCTGGTGTAGATCCGAGTTCAATCGCAAGTGCCATTTTACCAATTCGATACAACGCATCACCATTTGTCCGGTTCAGCTGTTCTGCCATCAAAATCAGTGTCTGTGACTGTGCAATAATAGCCTCGCTGGATGTAGGATTTGCGTCATTGACCACACCCACATCAGTAACTGCTAATCCAGTGGCTGCGGAATACTGTGTTGCAAGCATACGGAGCATCTGAACATGAGGTTCAATGTTTCCCTGCGTCAGCTGTCCGAAAGATGGTTTCTCACCGGTCTCCGGATTTGTTGTTCCAAACAAAACACTTCCAACATACTGTTTGAATTTATTATCGATCAACACATCGTACTGTTCATCCGTAATTCCAAGCAGATATTTTTGTGGTGAAGTCGCAAACTCCAATCCAATCGTAGCATTTGCCACCGTCCGAACATAACCTTCAATCAATCTTCTGACCGGTTCTTTCAGTCTTGACTGTCCAAATGGCTTATCATTTGTAGCATCCCATGTCAGCGCAACCATAAGTGGTTCACCGAATTTATGAGGATATTCTGTAGCGTGCCAATGTCCGCCTTCCCGATCCAACACCCAGATTGCCGTCTCCGTGTAAAAATTCACATGTTCCGGTGACCATGTGATGTCAGATTCATCTCTCCGGTCATCTTCGAATGCAAACCCACATTTAATTCTGCCTTCCGCTGCATCCCAGGAAGCCGCTGCGCAATGTGGTGAATAAAATCGAACCCTTGCATTTTTCTCCTTTCCTGATACTGCTGCAAATGCACATCCATATTTCAGTTCCTCTTTTACGGCTTTATTGTATTCCGCAATCAGATGATTCCGTCTCATAATGGCATCCATATGCTCTGATTTCGTTCCGTTCTCAGTCACAAACCCATCAAACATTGATCTGGATGCCAATACATCCACAGTTTTTGCACCCCAGGAACAACCAATCTGTAGTCTTCGAATCCCATACGGAAGTGCAATTCCAAGATTCACTTCCTGCAGAGTAATTTTCCCATTGTAATACCGGCGTTTCTTCCGGTTTGTCGTTCTATGATAGTCATATATATATTTCAGTTCCCTTAATTGTCTCTGTTCTTCATCCGGAAGCCCTTCTACAATTCCAAAATTAAGTTCCATTTATCCAATCCTCATCTTTCTGGTCGGATTTCGTTTCGAAGTCCTGCATCCCCACAATGCCAGAGCAGCTGCTTCAATTGGTGTTGAATTTTCACCACCAAATCCCCAGCCACCTGCGATTGCCCGCTTTACCGAAGTTATTGCTGATTCATTTAACACTTCCTGGTATTTGTACCAGGTCACAGTCTGCTCATTAATTTCCTGTACCAGCTGGCTTGCTGCTGCGATCACATCTTTCCCGGAAGGTCTTACAATAGATTGTCTGTTTCTCCAGACAGATGTAATTTTTTCTATCAGGAATTCCACTCCGTTCCTTCCATCCACAACAACACATGATGCCGTCTGGTACCTTTCATTCAGCCAGTCTGCCAACCACCGGATTCCTCTATCCGTGGCCTTGAATTCAATCAATGATATCCTTGCCGCTCCCTCTTCCGGACAAACCGCACCACATAATGCCACTACGGATCCGTCTGCTGAGAATTTCACACCATAAGCAGTCTTTCCTTCCGGCTTTTTCTGATCAGATACACATGCTTTCCACTTTGCTCTGTCAATCGCATAATCCTGCTCATTATTTACCGGTGACCACCATCCAAGACGTTCCCGTGCAAAAGTATCTTCGCTCATCTGTTCACACTCTGCTGCGATTGTACTTTCTCGCATTCGTCTTCCAAGTGCCGGGTTACATGCCGCCCACCGGCTTCGATCTGTTACATCCCCAATCTCGTCTACGGAATATTCCGTCCATGCCGTTGAGTTGCTTGTCCCATTTAATGCCTTTTCACGGATATTTTTGAATACGTCACCCGTACAGTTTTCATCCGGAGGAGTCCCAAGGTAGATCGTCTGTGGATTTCTGGAAGCCGATATTGCCGGAAGGAATGAAGCCTGCTGCTCTGACGTTAATTCCTGTGCTTCGTCAAATACCAGCAGATCTCCATGTAATCCTCGGCCGCCATTTCTTGTCCGGGCAACAAATACAACTCTTCCGCCATTCTTCAGTATGATCTGTTCTCTTCCAAGCGCTGTTTTGATCTCTTTTACATATTTTTTCAATCCTCTGCTTTCAAACAGCCCCTTCAACTCCATGAAGGTTTCTGTTGCTGTTTTCTGCAGATGTGCTGTATATACGATCCACTCTGCATACATCACCATTCCGGATGCAATACGACCGGACGTGTCAAGTGTCTTTCCATTCTGCCGTGGCACGGACAATCCACATGTCGGTGCGGACCAGATTTCTTCCTCTGTTCGCCCCATCCAATCATGAAGAACTCCTTCCTGCCACGGATCCACAAACAGCCGGCCTGCTGCCAATATCTTTACCGCATCCTCTCCGTCTGTGTGAATGTATTCCGGAGTAATCCTAACGGACGGCTCCTGACTTCCCATCAACTTCTCGTGTGGAGAGGATCCTTCCGATTTCATCGTCATCGTCTGCTACTCCCCTTATCTCTTCAATCTCTTTTATTGTCTCTCTGTACTGTTTTGCAAGCGGCGGCATGAGCTTTGCTCCATCTCCCAAACCATTTGCACATACATCAATTTGTTTCGCCAACACTTTTGCTAAATTTTCAAGCTGTTCCAGGCGGCTTCCGTTGCCTGTCACAGTAGCCATTTTCTTAGCCCTAGCCACCTTCTACCACTCCTTTTAAAATTTCCTGTGTGTAAATCGGCGCTA